GTCCTTGCGACGCCGGCTGACAAAATCTGCCACAACGCCTCCTACGACATAGGCTGGCTTCGCGCTTCAGGCTTCACGGTCAACGGCCGCATCATCGACACCATGCTTGCCGCGCCGCTCTTGGACGAGAACCGCTTCAGCTACGCGCTCAACAGCCTGGGCTTTGACTACCTTAAGGAGACCAAGTCCGAGCAGGGATTAAAGGAAGCCGCACAGGACTTCGGCATCCACGCGAAGAAGGAGCTTTGGAAGCTGCCGGCCATGCACGTGGGCGAGTACGCCGAGCAGGACGCCGCGCTCACGCTCAAGCTCTGGCACCACCTGAAGGCGCTCATGCGGTCCGATGACGTCGAGTTCATCTTCAACCTGGAGACGGAGCTACTGCCCATCCTCATTGACGTTACCTATCGAGGCATCCGCTTCGATCATGCCAAGTGCGACCGCCTTGTCCAGGACATGCGCCAACAAGAAAAGCAGATCTTGCAGACGATCAAGGAGCAGGCCGGAGAGCAGGTCGATATCTGGGCGGCGGCGAGCATCGCCAGAGCGTTCGACAAACTGGGTATTGAGTACCCGCGCACGGCTCAAGGCGCACCGAGCTTCACCAAGAGCTTCTTGGACAGCCACGACCATCCGATGGCCAAGATGATCGTGGAGGCGCGAGAACTGAACAAGACCCACGGCACGTTCTTGACACCCTACCTCGAGCATGCGCGACGCGACGGCCGCATCCACACGCACTTCAACCAAATGCGAAACGAGGACGGCGGCACGGTCACCGGCCGCCTGTCCGCCGCCAACCCAAACTTGCAGCAGGTTCCGGCCCGGCACGAGATCATCGGGCCGATGGTGCGCAGCCTCTTCCTACCTGAGGAAGGCGACCTCTGGGCCGCGAACGATTTCTCCTCACAAGAGCCGCGCCTGCTGGTGCACTACGCCACGCTCCTCGGGCTCCCTGGCGCAGAGAAGATGGCGGACGCCTACCGCGCCGACCCCAACACCGACTTCCACCAGATGGTCGCGGACATGGCCGGCATCAAACGCAAGGCCGCCAAGACGATCGGCCTGGGGCTCATGTACGGCATGGGCAAACAGAAGCTGGCCAACAGCCTGGACCTGCCCCTGGAAGAGGCGAGCGAGCTCATCGGCACCTTCCACGCTAAGGTCCCGTTCCTGCGCGGCACGGTGGACGCGGTCATGCGCCGCATCGAGCACCCGGCCTCCGGTGGCGCGATCCGCACGCTCTTGGGCCGCAAGTGCCGCTTCCCGCTCTGGGAGCCCGTGCAGTACGGCGTGAACAAGGCGCTGCCGTACGAGCAGGCAATCATGGCCTACGGACAACGGATCAAGCGTGCCGGCACCTACAAAGGCCTCAATCGCCTCATCCAAGGCTCGGCCGCCGACCAGACCAAGTCCGCCATGGTGGCGCTCCACAAGGCCGGCTTCAAGCTCTTGCTCCAGGTCCATGATGAGTTGGCCGTGTCGGTCAAAACACGGGACGAGGCCCGCGAAGCAGCGAACATCATGACCAAGGCGGTGAGTCTGGAAGTGCCCTCACGCGTTGATGTTGAAACTGGACCTTCCTGGGGCGAGGCGGCATAATGGACCTCGGTTTCTGTTGTCTCCTTCAGGTGGTGATTAGGCCGGGGCCGTTCCCCGGCCCTTTTTTGAGAAAGGAGAATGTCCGGTGCCCCGGCATGTCATCAAGCAGCCCCCAATCCCGCCTAAGTACAAGGTGGGTCCACGGCCTCTTGAGATCGTTCACGTTCCTCGAGAGGTCGTCAACGGCTATGGCGTCCCAGAAGACTGGGTCATTGAACATTGGATGAACCTCCCCAAGGAGGTTGAACCCAAGAAGTACAAGTTCAAAGATCGACTAGGAGCCAACGGATTGGATCACCTGAAGAAACCACCCAAGCCGCCTAAGCCCAAGAAGCGCGGTCGGCCACGCAAGATCGGGCCCAAGAAGAAATGGCGCGAGGACCCGTACCGCTTGTCACCGTCCACGCGCCCCGGTGCACGTTGGCACACGGTCAGCGTTCCAGAACTCGCCCACGCGCAGCTCAAAGAGATGTCGCTTTTCTATGAGATGCCGCTCACACAGATCATAGCCAAGCTCGTCGGCGAGGCGTTTGTAAGGGCCTCAGAAGAATCCGCCCTCCTCGCACGAATCGAGGCCAACCGACAGAAGGAAAGTGCAGATGGAAAAGCTCACGAAGATGTACCACAAGACGCAGATAAGCCTGCCCGTCGAACTCACTTTTGAGGTCTGGCCTTCTCTCGAAGTACGCGGCGAACTCCTGCCTCCGATGGTCGAGATCACCAAGATCATGCTCACGATCGTTGGCCCCGGCGGCAAGCCTCGGACCATTGACATCACACAGAGTTTCTCTGAGGATCAGTTCATGGCATTGGAAGACGAAATCATTGAGACCTACAGTGAAAATGACTGACGAACTACGCGCCTTGAGCGCCCGCTATCCAGAGCACACTGAGTTCATTCAGGCCTGTGCCGACAAGCTGGACGAGTCCCGGCAATGGAAGCTCGCGTGGATTCAATCAGAACTTCGCAACGAGGCCTTGACACGCGAATTGGAGCTGTTAAGATCCAAACCCTAGACGCAAGTCTTAGTCGCAACCAGAAAGGAGAACGCGATGTCCCAGAAGCCCACTGTCCCCGCCACTGTCTGGCCTTTCCCTATTTGGGACGGCACTCAGTGGCTCACGCCGCTTGAGCAGTTGACCCCGGCCGCGCGCAAAGCGCTCCGTTCCGAGAAAAAAGATTCTCGGACCCCGGACCTGTCCGACATCGAAGACGCGAGGTTCTGACATGCTCGTCAAGAACCCGCAGACAGGCAAGATCGAGGTCGTCCGTGGCCAGTCCGAGACCTTCTTCTACAACACGGGCCGCGTTCGCATCGGCATCCTCTACCAGCGTCCCGCCCCTGCCATGTCCCTTGACGAAGAGCGCCTTCAGCGGGCGCTGCTGCGTGAGGCCAAAGCGGCACGGCGGCGGTCATGAAAAAGCGCAACAAGAAGTACCGGCCACGGCCCGTGATCCACGACACGATGTCCTTCGTACTTTCCGGCATGCAGCGCCTGTCCGACATCAAAGGCTACTGCGTCACCGTGCAACTGCGCACGCGTGCCGCGCTTGAGCGGCTGCGCCTGGGCATGGCAGACAAGGATGACGTCGCACGGCTCATGGCCATGCTCAACCTCACTGAGGCGCTGGCGATGCACGGCCTGGGCAAGGATCACCTCGAGTCGCTGTCCACGATCCAGAAGCACCTCGTCAACCTCGCCACGCGCGGCGCGGCCACCGGGCGCTTCATCATGAACGCGGAGCAATGGCAAGCGCTCAAGGACCTGGCTGACCTGCACGAAGCGCAGCTCGAGACCTGCACCGTCTACGAGGTTGAGCAGGCAGTGGACTTCATCGAAAGAAATCAGCGCTCCGGCAACGTCCATCTAATCACACCACCGAAAGGGATCGTATGAAGCGCATCGGCAAGAATGCCATCGAAGTCATGGAGATACTCCAACGTGCCTGGGCCAAGCTTGATGTCCAGCAGGGTGAGGGCACGATCGAATTGCTCCCGCCCGAACTCACTTATGAAGAGTTCACTGAAAACCCGGTCGTGCAGTGGCTCTTCGCGGGCCACTTCCCGCCGCCCTTTGCCAACGAGGCGATCGCCTACGAGGCCTACATGTTCTATACCACCGAGAGAAAGTGAGAACTGCCATGTTTAACCTTGCCACCCTGCAACTGCACAACGTCCAAAAGGTTGTCGTCGGGCCCGAAGAGGAGCGAAACAACTATCACTTTCGCCGCATCTTGATTTACACCAAGACCGGAGAGACTGCGATCGAACTCTTCTCCCACTTCCCCGACGAAAACGACGACGACACCGGTATTCTCGTCTCCGTCTGAGCCAAGGACCCGCCATGAACAAATGCCGCACTTCACGCCCCCGCCCGACCTTCGCCCAGATCGCCGAGGAGGCACGGCTCAAGGCCAACTTCGAATACGAGGCGCGCCTGTCTTCTGAGCTTGCGATCGCGCTCGAACAAGCCCGTGCCGAGTACGAAGAGGCCTACCACCTGCTCTCCAAGCACACCACTGCGCTCGAGCTTGAGAACGCCATGCTGCGAGAGCAGTTGCGCATTGCCCAGCGTTCATGGTTCCAAGCGCTTGTCTCACGGATCAAGAGCCCATGGGCATGACCAACGCTGAAGCGATCACGGACCCGGCGCTCGTCTGGCGGCCCATGGACACCTGCCCCACAGGGCCGAAAGTGCTGCTACTGAACGCCGCAGGGATTGCGAGCACGGGCTGGTGGGACGGCAAGGGCAAATGGTACGTGGGCTGGTATCCACTGCCCAAGGTCCCGGCCGAGATCCGTGCGCTGATTGAGCCAACGTACAAACCGAAGGAGCAGACATGACGCGAGATGAAATCCTTTCACGGGCCGAGAAACACGGCCCGATGATCGCGGGCTGGTGCTTCAACGCATCGGGCCTGGAGAAGTTCTGGCGAGAGGCGTTTGAAGCGGGCCGGAAGTCAGAGCGCGAGAACTGCGCGGCACTGACCGAGCACCTGGGGCAAGAGGGGATGGGTACTCTTGCGATCGCAGCGACGATGAGGAAGCGGAAATGACCCAATACAGCATCTTGAAGATGGCTCAAGAAGCTGGAGCGTTTTGGGAGCTATCGGAGACGCCAGAAAAAGATGCAGACTTTTTGATGCGCTTTGCAGAGCGTGTTGCAGCCTACGAGCGTGATCGATGCATCCTGATACTAGAGCGCCTGCACGAGCAGGTAGGTGATCGGCACAACTACTACTTGCACGCAGCCAAAGTGCTGAAGGGGGAGGCATGACCGAAGCCTTCTTCATCGGCTACGCAGTCGGCATTCTCACTGGCTACGTCGCATGGGCACCGGAGACGCGGTTCAAGAAGAACTTCGTTGACGGACTGACGTTGCGGTTTTTGTGGAGACGGAGATGAGCATCGAGGTAATGCGACAGGCGCTGGAGGCGTTGGAGCAAATCAACCAGCTCAGCGTCGGCGAGAACGCCATCGCTCTGCCGGGTGAGATCGACGCAGCGATGGACAACCTCCGCGCTGCCATCGAGCAGGCTGAGAAGCCGGAGCCGGTGGCGTGGATGTACGACTTTTTGTCAGACAACCGAGACGAAGTGATTCGAAATTGGGTTACGCAATCGCAGGATGACATCACACGAGAGAACGGTTTCAACGTTCGACCGCTCTACGCCTCACCGCGCGAATGGGTCGAACTGACGGACGACGAAGCGCGTGCTCTAGTCAATCGCGCCACTTTCGGCGATAGAACCAACTGGCAAGCGCTCGTTTACATGGTCGATGCAAAGCTAAAGGAGAAGAACGATGTTCTACGGCCAGTGTAATGCCTGCGGCGAACGATGGAGTCTTGGAACGGCAAGCACTTGCAAGTGCCCACAGCCGGATAGATGGGTCGGGCTGACGGAAGAACAGACGCAGGCCCTGTACGACCGATACGCCGTCTATCAGGAGTACGGCGCAGAGGACAGCGGCTGGTTTGATTTCGCACGGGCCATCGAGGCATGGCTCAGGGAGAAGAACACATGAAACCCGTCCTCTGGATCCACAAGGCCAGCGGCAGGATCCGTTTTGACGGAGAAAACCTTCCCGAATCCTGGATCCCGCTCTTTGCCAAAGAAGACCTCGAGCTCACGCCGACCACGGCCCACGCGCCCATGGAACTGCCGGACAGGACACGACGCATCTGGGACTACATCAAAGACAGAAAACGCCCCTTCCAGGCCCGCGACGTCGCCGAACACTTCGCCATCTCCACCAACACCGCCGCCAACCACCTCTCCACCCTCCACCTCGTAGGCGCACTCTCCCGCACCCGCAAGACAAAAAATATCCTCTGGGAGGTGATGTACAAGGAACCCAAAGAACACAGAGAAAGGCCCCGGCCAAAACAAGAGACTGTCGAGGCCACCCCCCACCGACCACGGCCCACGCCAGTCACCAGCTACCCCCACGCCCGTGGCTACGACGATTGACAGGAGACCGAAATGCTGCGCCCCGCACTGAATTCGACAGAGGATCCCCCTTCACGGACCACGGACCAGGAACTCCTGGAATACATCAACGCCCTCCGACGACGGATCGAGGTCCAAAATATCCAGATGGAGGCGCTCGCAGTTGAAGTAAGATCGCTCCAGATCAAAGCAAAAGAACAGGAGGATTTCATCGACCGCCTATCGCTGGATCTCGCTCTCTACAATAAAGGGCCTGTCAACGGAGCTTCATCATGAACCAGAATGTGCTATCAGGATTGAAGGATTTGCTCGGTATACCTGCCCAAGATAAGTATGTTCACCTTGTCACCTTGACCATCAACGGCGTGAAACATCTCTACTTGGGTCCCGTTTTGCCAGAACTGTTCGAACGAGGCTGCGACGTCGAGATCTCTGCCATCGAGTTTGGTGATCTGCTTGAGGTCGAACACGCGATCCGCCTCTTACAAGGGAAATACCTTGAGGGGGAGAATGTCAACTGAGGGTGAGGGGCACTTGACAAGTCTTTTTCTATGTGGTATAATGGTTTGTCAACTGAAAAAGTTGACACCGTTCTTTAACCACCCAGAAAGTCAGAAAGGATAGCGACATGAGAGCAGTCGTCAAGGCAGCTATGTCTATCGACGAGTTGGCATACACCCTCGAAAATATTTCAACAGACCAAAGGATATCTGTTGAGCTATTGCCAGACTCGGAGATAGTCTCTGAAGCGAAATATGTGCTTGACCTGTTTGTAAACCCCTCTCAGGCACATATTAACCACGAGGCACTGCTTGGAGATGAGGGCCCAGAACAAAGGATCTGGGCGCGTAAACAGGTCAAGCAGCTAAAGGCCTTCATCAAGAAGTATCAGTGAGGATTAAACCCCGCCAGCTAGCCCCTGGCGGGGTTTTTATCGCCCTCGCCCGTCCCGCCGGTAGGACTCTTCAAGGTTGGAAAACCGGATGTCTTCCCGATCCTTGTTGATGTGCAGCAGACGAAACTCGGGCCACGATCCGGTTTCCAACAACCAGATGATCTTGGCGCACGAGTAGGACACGCCATCCAGGCGAACCCGCCAATCCCCGTACTTGCCCATCGGCGTGCCCGCAAGCTCGCCGCGATATCGGCCATGACGCCAAATCAATGCGCCCATGCCGGCAGGGGAATACTCGAACATGTGCTTCATGTGCTCGAGGACGTGAGGGGGTGGGGTAGCGCTCATGGGGGTAGTGTAGCGCTTAGCGCGAGGGAATGCAAGGGGCGCGGAGCGGGGAGGGAGGGAATGGGGCGGGGGTCACGGATCACGGACCACGGGCTTACGGGGCGAAACAGTAAACCTTTCCAGGAGAATGCTTTCGCTTAGAGCTACTCTTTTTATAAAAAATGATGTAATGGTGTAATAACTGATTTAAATCAATGGGTTAAATGGACTTACGGTGTTTTTATAGGGTGTAATGGTGTAATTTCTTCTGGGAATCGTTGGAGGGTTTTTTACATACTCAAAGAGATTTCATTCTTTGGCCTATATAGGATTTGCGAAAATGCCGAAAGGTGGCCAGTTGAGGTAGGATAGAGCCCTGCCCTGGCAATCCTGCCTGGGTTGCCATAGAGGAGAAAGGTGATGTTCGAGATCGAGAAGGGTGTACCGCTGCCCGAGGGCCGACAGTCTGGGTCTGTTTATCCGTTCCGGTTCATGGAGGTCGGTGACAGTTTTGTTGTGTCCGAAGAGGACAGGCTGAAGAACGCACGTGCGGCCGCGTACTCCTACGGTAAACGTAGTGGCCATAGGTTCGCCTGTCGGCGGGTAGGTAATGGCTGGCGCTTCTGGCGTGTTAGCTGATTGCTGAGTAGGGAGGCCGGTGATGTCGTCAAAGGATAAGAAGTTCCTCTCCGGTAAGTCGTTAGGTCGCCGGGATGATCGTGTTGAAGAGCGCATCAACCGGCCTGTCACCGTTGTCAAGCCAAAGGTACTGAGCCCGCAGGAATGGAAGTTTGTCGAGGAGTTTGTTGCTGGAGAGGGCCACGTTACCCTGAAGGAAGCGGCTTTGCGAGCAGGGTACAGCGAGACTTGGGCAGCGGGCCGGGCAAGAGAGCTGACCGACCCGGACAAGAGCCCGCACATTGTGGCCGCGATCCAGGAGCGGCGACGGGAACTGGGCGAGAAGTACGCGACGACGTATGAGCGGCACATGCGTGACTTGCAAGTGATCAGGGATCAGGCCCTGGCTGCGGGAGCGTACGGTGCGGCCGTCCAGGCTGAGTACAGGCGCGGCCAGGCGCTTGGCACGATCTACATTGACCGCAAGGAGATCAGGCACGGCACGATCGACTCCATGAGCAAAGAGGAGGTCATGCGGAAGCTTGAGGAGATCAAGAAGCTTTACGGCGGCGGCAACGGCGGGCCGATCATCGACATCACGCCCGATCAGGTACGGGAAAGCGCCGATGTCCGAGAGCTGCCGGATGCTGATCCGGTTGAAGATGCCACCGAAGGCCTCCAGGAGGCTCCAGGAGCGCCTGAAAGCGAAGGAGAGGGGGAAGATGCCAGCGAAGCCAGAAAGCGCCCTGTATCGGCGGCTGAGAGACAACCTCTCAGCGTCCGATTGCCATTTAACCCGAATCGAAAGTAGGGTCGGGCTCGGAATCCCTGACTGCCTGGTCGCGTTCAAGCGCTCGGGGGAGTTTGTGATGGTCGAGCTCAAAGTTGTCAAACGCGGGTTCAAGGTGAATCTGTCGCCGCACCAGGTCGCCTTTCATCTGAAGCATGCGGACATGCACTGTCCGACATTTATTGTGGTCCAGTATTCGCCGGCGGGTAAGACTGCGGCGGGCGAGCTGCTGGTTTATAGCGGGGATCAGGTGATGGACGTGCACAAGCTAGGCGTGAAGGCGGAGCCGCTGGCCCGTTGGCCGTGGCTGGGGGTCCAGTGGCAAATGGTCAAGCAGGTGCTGTTGACAGGCCAGCCGGTTGATGGGTAGACTTGCAGTTCGTCCTCGGGCAATGGTGCTCGGGGGAGATCAGAAAGTGAGAAAGAAGATGAAGACCAGCGCCCTTATCAACACAGAGATCGTTGACGGGTTCACCGTCCGTTTTTACACCGCTCCCGAGGACCTTGATCCTGTTGGGCAGTTCCACGACCCAAAAGATGTTGAAGACATCCGTGAGGGGCGCATCACATGGTTCAGCGCGGTAGTTGAAGCGAGCAAACTTGGCATTGTGCTTGCCACCGAATACCTCGGAGGGTGCGCCTACAAAGACCCGGCAGACTTTGTTCGAGAGTCCGGGGGATATTACGATGATATGTGCGACACAGTTATTCGCCGAGCTCGCGAAGTGCTGCGACAGCTTAACGAAAAGCACCACGTTCGAGGCACGCCAATGTGAAACGGCCTATTCGTTGGCCACCACATATCCGAGACGCGATTGAGAACCAGAAGAGAAGAAAGGAGATTGACGAAGAGGCCCGCCGTGCTGCCCAGCATCGGACATGGCGGGAGATAGGAAAATTGGCTTTGTTTCTTATATGGCATGGCATCATCCAGGCGATGACAGGCAACCGAAGAAGGTAGCACTTGACACTGGTTTTGATTTCGTGCTGCAATTGAGTCTGGCCCTCAGTTGAAGGGCTTCAACCAGAAAGAGAGAAAGGTGCACCATGGACTTGAATTTGATTTTCTCGAAGGCACTTTGCGACTACGTTTCGCAACTAAATGAACCGTTTCGCTTGCGCATTGCCCAGCTCGAGCAGGCCCTCGAGTCGCAAGGCCGCCTGCTGGACGGGGCCCTGGGTGAAATCCGGATGCTGCGGGACAGGCCCGAAGGGCAGGCGATCGAGGGGGCTTCGGTTCAAGAGCTCGCGGGCTTCCTGACTGACTCGCAGCTCCGCACGATCGCAGGCAATATTTCATTACCTGATCTGCTCGAATGCGTGGACTGGTCCGAAGTCCTGGACTACAGCGAGATAGTCAGTGCTATCGATATGTCCGAGCTCGCGGAGGAATTCGACCTGGAGACGATCGCCGAGAATATCGACCTCGGGAGCGCGATATCCGAGTTTTTCAGCGAGAACACCGTCAAGCTTTCATTTTGAAAGGAGGCTTTGCCATGCAATGGGAACTTCAAACCGAAAAAGGGCAACCCGTCGAGCTTCCGCTCGAGGCCGTGAGCTTTCGCGGAGGGCTTGCAACGATAGTTGACGCGCGGCCGCCCCATCATTCTGGTTCGACTGGACGCGTGTTTACGCACGGCGGCGGGGAGTACTTTCCGAGCGTATACGGCCTGCAATGGGTGAGGGTGCCGGACTGACTCGGCCGCCCTGGCCCCGCTCGAGCCCGGCCGCGTGCCGGGCTTTGCTTTTTTCAAAATAGCCAAGTATGCTTCCGATTGTGCGGCCGCATCCCGTGGCCGCCGAGAGAAAGTGAGAAAGGAAAACACGATGGACTCGCACCAGATAGCAGTCGCGATTTTCAACGATCGCTCGACTGAACCGGCCCGTATTGCGGCCGTGCGCGAACTTGTTGCAGGGGCCAGTCGCGATAATGCCGCGCACGGTCTTTTACTGGCCGCATCGGCCGAAATCAAGAAACCCTCGTATGAGGGGGCCGGGCTTGTCTCCCTTTGGGAGATTGCGCACGCGGTGCTCGATATGCAGATTGCGCACGCTATCGATACGCTCGAGCTCGCCCAGCGTGAGGGGGCCGAGAATGCTTAAGACCGTCACAAAATCAGGCAACGGGAAAACCGGGCCGATCGCAGTCACATACCGCGCAGGCAGTCATCACGCTTTCGCGACTTGCCCGGGCTCGTGCGCACTCAATCCGCACGGGGAGCACGCGGCCAACCTTATCGACAAGCGTTACCTTCAGGCCTTGCGTAAGGCCGTGCCGCCCGGCGGCATTGCCTGGACTTATTCGCACTTTCCGGCCGAGCTTTTACCCGTGCCGGCCGAAGGGGAGACCGTCATCAATGTTTCGTGCGACTCGCCCGCCCAGGCCCTGGCGGCCGTTCGATCGGGCCGCCCTGCTACCCTGGCCGCTCCGGCCGACTCGGCCGAGCGCTGGCCTGCCAGGATTGACGGGGTCCGCTTTCTTCGTTGCCCGGCCGAAACCAGCGATCGTGTCAATTGCGAGAATTGTGGGAAAGGCCGCCCCTTGTGTGCCCGGCCCGATCGCGACTATGTGATTGTCTTCGTTGCGCACGGTTCGCGCCGGGCCCTTGTTGGCCAGGACAAGGCCGGCGGGTGTTACGGGGAGCTCGGGCCGGTTCGATTGCAATGGGAGTCCACGCGGGCCGGCGGGGCCGCCGATGACTCGGCCGCGCTGGTTCGGTTCGCGCGCTCGCTCCCCGCCGGTAGCATGCTGCGGCATCATGTCGTCGGGGATATCGGCCGGGCCGCTTGACGGTCTTACTTTTTTCAAAGTAGTATTTCGTTGCGGGCCAATCCGGCCCGCGTAAACCTAGATTGGAGAATGCAAAATGTCGACACTTATGCAAGCACATAAACAATGGGCAACCCGTCCGGCCGAGGAGCGCTTTACATCCCTCCCCGCTATGCTCGCCGCTATGGAAGCTCGCAGGGCGATCAGTCGCGCGGCCGTCCTTTCGTCGCGCTCGCTCCGCGCCGTCGCGACTCAGGATAACGCAGGCGTTGCGATTGTCGGCCCGAAAGGCAATCCGATTGCCCCGACTCACTGGGCATTCGGGCAATTGTCTAATCTCGCCGGCGCGCCGGCCGGTTATCTTCGCGAGTTACCCGCGCCGCTCGCGGCCGATTGCATTGATTACGGATTGCAGACTCGCGACGTTGAAGATATCGGCGTTCTACTGTCCCGCGATTCGACCGGCGAGCCCGTATTGCGGGCGGCGACGGGCCCGAAATACGGGCGAATCTGGGACTCGGACATAGTGCGAGCCCTGATCGATCGATTCGGCGACGGCGTGAGCGGCGATTGGCGCGTCCCTGGGATTCGGGGCAAGGCCCTGGATAGTGTCACGGCCGATAACACGACACTCTATGCGGGCGATCGCGATATGTTCGTTTTCCTGGCCGACGAAATAAACCGGCTCGAGCTCCCGAATCGCCGCGACGGAAAAACGGGAACACTCGCTCGCGGGTTTTTCGCGTCGAATTCTGAAACCGGCGCGGGCACTTTCCGATTGAAAGCTTTCCTCTTCGATTACGCTTGCGAAAACCGAATTGTGTGGGGGGCTCATGAGCTCGATGAGATTGTGATTCGCCACACTGCGAGCGCGCCTGATCGCTTCCTCGAACAGGCCGCGCCGGCCTTGATCGCTTATGCGAACTCGAGCGCGGATAACGTCGAGACCGTGCTTCGAACTGCCCAGGCGACGAAGCTTGATCGCTCGCAGGACTGGCTGGCAAAACGATTCGGCCCGCGCATTGCCCAGCGAATCGAGCACGCGCACGTGCTGGACGAAGGGCGGCCGATCGAGACACTCTGGGACGCTGTAACCGGCGCGACGGCCTACGCTCGCTCAATCCCCTGGACGGCCGATCGCGTCGAATTCGAGACCCAAGCCGGGGGTCTGCTCGAGCTTGTCGCGGCATGAAACCGGACGCCAACACCATCGGCGGGGCCCTGGCGGGCCTTGCCCTGGCCCTCGCGATTTTGCACGGATTAGGCGCGCTTTTCCCCTAGTTTCGCGAGCCCTTTTTCCCTCTCAAACCCGCCCTTTCGGCGGGTTTTTTTTCGCCCCGGTATCGCAAAAGATCGACGCGGCCGAGCTCCCCCAGGGCGCCCGCCTTTTGACCTAGTTGGTTATTCCAGGCCCGAGGGCCGGCCCGCTCGAGCCCTGATCCGTGGCCCGTGTATCGCGGCCCCTGGCGCGTGCTCTAG